TTTCCGTTCCATATCGGATACACTTTAACGTCGCCTACTCCTGGACGAGATAAAGCCCATGAACGATAGTCACCGATGTTTCCGCTCGTTTGCGGAGTTCTTACACGGTCATAGTATCGCTGTAGTAATGCGGAATCTGATTCTGTATCCGCGCCTCCTGTGAAGTTTGCGCTATTCGTAACGGATGTAACTCCAGTTAGGTTTCCGACTACGGTATTAACAAGACCGATCCCGACATTACCACTTGCGCCTGCCGTCTCCGCTTCTGCTGCGACTGTAGCCGTACCACTTGTGATTGTGCCTGCCACTGTCGTAACGAAATATATCGGAGCTGAACCGCCAGTAGATACGCGTGTTCCAATAGGTACTACCGTGCCATTTGTTCCGCTAAATGTAATTTGACCCGTAGCTTTTACCGCTGCTACTCGCGTTAATCCTAATTCGCCAGCTCTGCGGTCAAGATAATCTCCGTAAGTTGTATCCGCAAATCCGAAGTTAAGCACGTTGTCTAACTGAGCATAGGCGAGCGCTAATTCGATAGCGGATGGCGATAACATGTCATACGTAATGGAGCCCTGACGCTTATCGATGTCGCTTGCAGTAGCGTCAAGCATCCGCTGTAATATGGCCGTCTTCGTTTGGTCCGCATATTGTGCCATTAGATTGTCACCCCTTCCGTAACAATAACTCCGTCTTTGGTAGTGACGGTAAATTCTACGTATAACTGATCGCTTTGTCGGTCAATTACGAAATCATTGACGTCAGCAATACGGTCGTCATATTCGAGCGATTCGCTTATAATGCGAGGAATTTCCGTCTCTAGTAAATCCTGCGATATATCTTGACCGACTAAGTTTTCGAGTTCACATCCGTAAGAACGGTTATAAATTAAATGGCGGTATCTTGGCGTGTCAATTGCTTTCCGCACATACTGGCGAATCGCATCTGCACCGTCAATCATACCGCCTGTAAATTCTCCAGTATCGAAGTCAAACGAATAAGTTTTAGATGTCGCTGGCTTCGGTGTAATAATGTTAATTCTTTCGCTTGGTGGCTTAAGTGGACTAAGACCCATATGTCACCGCCCTATCTAATACGATATATAATTGGCCGTCATTTACAGACGCCACAATCACGCGGTCGCCTGTTTTTAATTCGTCAAGATAACTAATAGTTGCGTCAGTTACGGTTAAATCTGAACTATTTAACGTAAATGTGGTATAAGAGGAAGAAGGAACCGTTGTAATGCTATGAGAGGTTAAACTCGCATTACCTGTCGCTGTAATCTGAATATGACGAGTATGAGCCGTTAAATGCTCCGCCACTACCAAATCAGCAGCGTCTAGCTCTATCTTCATATTATCGATCTTTACTTTTAAGTTAGGAGCGTTCGCTGTAACGGTCCCTAACTCGATATCAATATCTTTGTTATAACCGAAATGGCGGATGAGTTGCACTAATTGACTTCCGCCAGAGCCTTCTTTAATTTCCGCCAAGTTCTGCTTTGATTTGGGCAATTAGTGGATCCTCCTTCCGTCCTTTCTTCTTACGCACTTTCTTCGGCTTACGCTTTTTCTCCGCCTCTTGCGCTTGGAACACGTCTTTATAATCGATAGTCGGCAAATCATCCGTGGCCGTTAATGTAAGACTCATCGTATGCTTTCCGTTTTCCCATGTATGCTCGTCGGTTGAAACGTAATAAGCACCCATGATTTCCGTCATGCGCTCGAATATATAGACCGCTTTACCTGCGTATATATCGTCAATACCGATAGCTTCGATTGTTGCCTCATCTTTAATCTTACCGTGATCGAGTAGTAACTGTTCTGCCATCTGATTAATCTCGTCTTGCTTCATCTGAGGATCTGCCGATTGAACCATTTGCAAGACGCCAAACTGTGCAACTAATCCGTCATCTTTAACGACTGCGAGTACCGGCTGTTTATTTTCGTCTTGCCCTACGATTTTAATTTGGTTCTTCATCTCTTCGATACTTTGCGAATAGTTGGCGTCAATGATTGACGTAGTATCTTCGAGAATCCACTTGGCCACCTGCTCTGCACGATAGAGAAGATTGATCTTTCCTTCGCTGGCGTAAATGAAGTATCGCCTACCAGTTTGATCTTTTGTTATGGTTAACGCTGTAACGATGATGTCCCATAGCGTCTTATCTCGCATGATTAAGCGTGGAATGATATAACCAGTGTCGTCGATCTGACCGGTAGGAATGCCGAAGTCATTACATATCTTTTGTACGATTTGGCTCGCTGTCATTTCGATATACTTATCGGTTTCTTCGCTCTTGGTCAGGTAAATCGCCTCGTCATATGCCGTAATCTGCATCTGACCTTTTGCGTTGACTTCTTTAGCGAAGATAACTCCGCGAAATAACTCCACATCATTTGATACATGGCGAATCTCATTACCTAAATCTATCGGCATGGATTGCGTCTTACCGTCGCGAGTGTTCGACATTTCAATGATTAGTTTACGTGCTGGCTGCTTCATTTCGCCTGACCATCGGACAGTCTTAACGAGGTCTTCGATATAATAATCGGTTCCTTGATACGGTATAATGACGTTTATCATGTCGGCATCACCAGCGTTATACCGTACTCAAAGGAACTCGGATCAGGTCCGATAACTTCTCGATTTAAGTCGTAGATTTCCATCCAACGGCTATCGTCACCGAGTATCTTTAATGCAATCGTAAGCAAGTTATCGCCAGGTTGTACAACGTAGTTTGAAGCCGTAGCCGACTCGTCCGGACGCTGATCTTCTAATTGCGATACTTGGCGTATTTCTACGAAGATATACTGCTTAAACGAAATATCGAAGTATAAGTCGCCAGGACTTCCGCCTTGCTCGTAATAACTGAAGTCGCGTATCGTTACCGCTTCATTGACCGGCGTTCCGGTGATCGTTAACCGCATAGGGCGTCCGCTGTTCATCCATTTTTCGATTAACTGAACCGCTTCCCAAGGATCGGGAACATCCATGTATTCGCAATATGGAGCGTAGTCACGCGGAAAGAATGACGAAAAGGAAAAGTCTTTTAAACGCGAGCCACCAATAACTGTATATTCGCCAAGTTGCGCTATCTGTACGTCTTCATAACCGCGAGAACTACGGAAGGATAACTTCGCAGGATTTACCGGAAGTTGCAGACGTTCTTGGCCGTTGTTGAAGCTTAACCACACTTGAATATCGGACATTATGCGCCTGCACCTCCTGCTATTGCGATATGTTGCGCTAATGCGCGAGCGATTGAATCGATATCACTGTCGTTTCTAACGGACATATTTTCGATGTTAATGCTGATATTTCCGCCGATTCTGTCGTTAGGAATAACTTGCGATCCTCGTGGTAAATTGAGTATCTCAGGGCCATTTTCGCCAACCCATGTAGGACCACCGCGCCAGTAATCTGTTCCTGATGCTAGACCGCCTGTCGCATCTGGAGAGGGATGTTCCATTAAGTATTTATCAGCTTTATTTCCAAAATAATGACCCGCACCACCAGCGGCTCCAATTAGTCCACCAACAATTGTACCTACTCCTGGAACAATAGAACCTACAGCTCCACCCGCTATTGCTCCGGTGATGATAGAAGCCCACGGACTTGTTTCAATCTCAGCAATTAATGCGCTTAAAATTGACTTACCAAGAGCGCCACCAACTTCAAGCCCTACTTTTGTTAAACTTGCAATAACATTATTAAATTTCTCTCCACCCGGTCCGGATAGATATGTTTCTATCGCAGTCGTAGCTTTATCCATAACAGTCGTCATCTTTTCGTCCCAACCAAGACTTTGAAACTTTTCGTCTGCTTGTAGTTGGTCGAAGAATACTGTCAATTTATCAGACACGTTTGAAGCGCCGTCTGCCAATTTTTGTAACGCAGGAAGAAACGGTGTTACTGCACTAATCTCTAAAGATTGAAGTGCTCCGTTGAATTGATCTAGGGCTCCTTTAGTGTTATCACGCATCGTATCGGCCATTTTTTTAGCAGCCCCGTCTGCTTTTTCCATCTTATCGGTCATATCACGAAGCGCCTGACCCCCGCCTTCGATTAACTTTTCCCAAGCAGGGGATGCTTCTACTCCGAATATCTTAGAGACTGCGGCTATCCTTGAACTATTAGAAAGTCCCTTCATACTATCATGTAATTTATCGAGAATATCAGCAAGCGGGAGGAAGTTATTTTTTGAATCAGTAACTTTGACCCCTAAAGTTGAAAGCATTTGTCTAGCCGCCTTTGGTAGTGCCGCTAAACGTTCAAAACCCATACGTAGTCCTGTACCGGCCTTATCAGCCTTGATTCCGTTCTTTGCTAACAAAGCACTTGCCGCTGCGACAGATTCTAACGATTGTCCTGCTGCTGATGCAATTGGAGCTACATACATAAATGTGTAACCTAAGTCCATTATTTTAGCTTGTGATTCATTAGCCGCCTTTGCTAAAACATCTCCTATATGTGGTATATCTTTTGCTTTAAGATTAAATCCGGCCATTGTTGTTGTCATAATTTCTGTTACTTGACTAAAATCTTCGCCTGCAGCAACTGCAGTATTAATAGCAGCGGGCATAGCTTCCATTATTTCATTTGACTTAAAACCAGCAGCAGCCAATTCATACATACCATCCGCAACTTGTTTAGAAGTAAAAGAAGTATTCTTGCCTAAATCGATTGCCTGCTTTTGCAGTTGTTTAAATTCCTCGGGAGTAGCCTCAGCAACAGCTTTAACTTTTGACATCGCCGCCTCAAATGTTATCGCTGTGTCCAGCGCATGTGATAACCCTGCACCAACTCCGTAAACGGCTCCTGCTAACGATAAATGCCCGACAGTCAGATCAGTTACTTTCTTATTCATCAAGTTCATACGATTGTTAAAGTTACTTTGCTCTCTTCCCGCTCTAGACTGCGCATCACTTAATTTATTTGTTGCTCTTGTTGCGGAATCAACGCTATTTTGCATATCTCGTACAGATCGAGTTACACTACGCATCGGAGCGGATAACTTGTCTATCAAACGTATCGTCGCTTTTAAGTCAAACGCCATTTACTTTCGCCCCCTTTCCATGCGTTTACGTTCTTTCTCTTCGTCTTCTAACACTAGCAACATGGAGGCATAGGCGAATCGTTTCGCCCCTTCGTCCCAATTGTAGACCTCATGCGGAGGAATGTGATGGCGCTGGAATATAGCGTGTAATAACCACGCCTCTCCACCGCTTTTTATGAGTTTGGGAGTTCGTCCTCATCTCCAAATCCGGAAAGCTCCATAATTTCAGCGGATAACTTAGCAATTTCACCGGCCAATAGAAGACTTTGAATCGCTGTGCTAGAATCTCCGTACTTGTCTAGCAATTCCTTTGCGTTCCATTTCGGTACTATACAACCTTTTTCAATAACTAAAGCTCCGAATAACTCTTCGTCTAACTGCTTTCCTTTTTTCGTTGTAAACGTAGCTTGTTCGCGAATCTTCGTTATTTCTTTACCGCCAATACCTTGTAATTCGAAGTCTACTCCGAATCTTTTCATCGGTACTGTCTTCGTAGGCTTGCTGTCTCCAACGGATAGCAGAGCTTTTAATACGTCATCTTGTTTTGCCATTGTTTCGCTTCCCTTCGATTGTCTATCCCGAACGCTTGCGCATTGCATTCGGGAAAATTAAAAAGGCGGATCGCTCCGCCATTAAATTACGTCCAAATACTCAAAGCCTTCGAAAGTAAAAGGTAATTCTTCTTCCACGATGCTTCCAACCTCAAACTTAACGATGTCGATCTTATCGAAGCTAACCGCCTTCAGACGGACACGAAGCGTACCATCGCTCTCAGGGTCGGCAATTTTACCGATTAATTCGGTTACATAAGGAATGCCACTATCGCTCGCTACAGAACCGATTGCTTCCGCAAGCTCAGTAGTAATTTTATATCCGCTAAGTGTTCCGGTTCCTTTTAATCCGGTAACTTTATGCTTGGCCCAACGAGTACCAGCCACTTTGAGTTCTTCCTTCTGAATATCAACGGTAGCTTCGAAGTTACGAACGTTGGTAAGCCAGTTACCGTTTGCGTCGAACACTTGGCCGAATGTACCATTCAATACTTTAGTGGAATCTAAAGACATTCTTTATCACCCCTTTATTAACTAACTGTTACAGTCAGTAGGATTTTCTCCATGCTATCGATTTCACGATAAGCAATCGCTAAATAACAAGTATCACCAACACTTGCGTAGTTAGGATCGAGTCCAACGCTGATGTCTGTAAGTACGTTGTTAATTTCAAGACGCTCCAAATAAGCCTTAACCGCAGCGATAAGACTCTTCTGGCCATCTTCGTTATTGTCGAGCTTTCCAATGTAGCTATCGGAAGCTGTCTTCGTAACGTCAGTAGATACCGCCTGACGAGCGCGGATAGCACGGATCTTCTTACCGCTAGTAGTAATTGCTTGCTCAATTTTGCATTTATCGCCATCATTAACGATAACAAGCGACCCTTTAGACAGCGACGTTTTGATCTGTGCATTAGTCATACGCTTAGTTACATCCGATATAGGCTGAACATCGTATGTTAAACTCTTGTCAATCGCACAACCGGCAATTCGACCAGCGATGAAACTTGCGTATTGATGGGATGTGTAGTTAACTCCGTTGATAACTTCGCCAACTATTAAGTTAACGCTGTAGTCGTCCGCTAAACGAAGTGATCTTGCGTCACCAGTCGCAGGAGTTTGGTCGTCAGTGCTTGCCGTAGCAGGCACAGCGCCGAATACAGCCATGAAGTGTTTACCGTCAGCCTTATTCGTTTTGCACCAAGTAAGAATATTATCCTGCTCGGTAGCAGTTAAATTTACGTCGCTTCCGTCAACAACAAACACGTTGAACGGATAAGCATCGAAAGCAGAGCGCATATCAATCATGTCTTGCGCATAAGTACCGGAAGCATACGCAGGCATCGTATAAACAAGTACCTCTTTGGCTCCACCTTGTAACGCAAATTTAATCGATTGTATGTTAGCAGCTCCGAATAGGTCAGACGCTTGCTTTTCGTTTTCTACGGTATAAAATGTCTTTGCTGTTGCTGTTCCGCCACTGTAAACGGCTAACGGAATGGCTACAGTACCGCGAGCGCCACCAGTAATCTGCGCAATCGCAGCGTTCTGGAAGTTAATATATAAACCTGGGCGTGTCGGTAAAGACGTTGGATCCCAAGAACCCCCCATTTATTTCACTCCTTTATATCGTTTCTGTACGTCCGTAGACGTGCATAATCTTGTCAAACGTCGCTTGATCTCGTGCTTCGCGGACTTGCGTCTGCAATACGCCAAGACAAGCATCGACTCCACCTTCCGTCTTGAAAGGTTGGGAAAAATTAAAACCCTCAACGCGGATATAGCGAAGAGAGCCAGTTATAGGAATTACTATTTGTCCGTTCATTACCTTACGGCTGAAATCGTCCATCTTAGTTAACACATCAGCCGAATCGCTACCGAAGTAAACGACTTGGTAATCACGCTCAACAAGCATGGAATACAACGTATCAGTACTGCGCCTATCGTTAAGAACTCGAACGACGAACGTATTAGGCTTCGGTTCAGTAGGTACGTTTTGCTTCACGACATTTACCGTTGGGTACAGCGATTTGACAAACGCTCCTACCGAGTTAATTTCGTTTACAATCGACACACTACCACCCCTTTTCCCTTAACGCTTTTTCGATTTCTTTCTCGATGTGCTGTTTCCATTTATCCTCATTTTGCTTCGCAGGCTTATCGAGATATTGCGGTATCGTACCAGGAGTCGTAGGATTCTTGAACGACTCTCCGTGCTTTTTCGGATAAACTTCATGCAGATAATACGCATAGTTAAAGCGCTGGCCCGCCCATTTACCTTTTTTAGCGACCTCAATAGCTGCTGCAGAAATCTCGCCTGTCAAATCGATTCCACTGCCTTTTATATCGGTACTCATACTGCGACGTAACGTACCTTTATCTAACGGAGCGACATCTCGTGACTTAATAAGCCACTCATCCATTACATCGTGAAGTCCACGTTTAGCGCCATCTCCAACGATTTGACTAGCTTCCTCTATCGCATTCAAAAATCTCGATAAATCAATACTAATCTCAATGTCTGCCATACTACACCTCCACGACGGTCAGGATCGGCTTACCGTTTAGCCCGCGTTTTACACTAATGTTAAGTGGCTTGTAGGTATGAGTCGTTCCATTTTCGTCAGTAAATGTAATAATGTCGTCATATGAAATCGGCGCAAGTTTATCGAAATAAATCTGAACACGACTTACGGCCTCGCGTGTAATAACTCCGTTCACGTTTCCGCTAGATGTGTTACCGATCGTTAGCTTCGTATGTTCCTGCACACGGCACGGTAGATCGAAAGGTTGTGCCGGTAACGGCTTTCCCCAATCGTCAGTACCTGCGCTTGCAGGCGTGATAGTAACGGTTTGTCTCAATGGAACAATAGCCACGTTACATCACCGTCCATTTCAAACGGGAACCGATCTTTGGTAACGTCGAATTTGCAGGATCAGCGGTAATGATTTGATAAGCGTATTTAGGGACAAAACGAAGCAAATCGTTATTATTAGCAAGCGACGTAACTGACGCTTCTTTAAAGTTAAAACTAGCAACACCTTGGATAGTAACCGAAGTAACTCCCTGCTGCTGCATCTTATTCGTATCGTTAAATACGGTAGCGAGTACCGCGCAGAACTCATATACCGCATTGTCCGGAATTGTATATAGAGGAAAGGCGTTCTGCAGAGTACGCAAGGCCACATTCACTATTCGCTCTTTTTTGGCTGGATCTGTATCCGTCCAATCGTCTATATCAATTACGTTCTGCGATATATAATCGTCAGCATCCCAATAAGTTGCCATGCGTTACACCTCCGTTTTATTTCTCGGAGGTTTTAGCTGGCGCTTTTGCGGGCTTTTCCTCCGCTTTCTTTACAGGCTCATCTACTCGTTCGACATCGGACATTGCGGATAATACTTCGATCTCTGCTTTGTCTTCGGTGGAGTATTGTCCAGCGAAAAATTGCTTTAAATCTCCGTTAACATAAAACCCGAACCTGTCGTAACGGCTTTTAAACTTTGCCATACGGTACCTCCGTAAAATAAAAGCCCGCAAGCGAGAACCTGCGGGCGATTAGTTAATATTAAGACAATCCTTTTAAGCGACCATGAGCTTTTTCTTGCTTGAACTCAAGTGTGTACTCACCAACCAAAATACCAGTAGTGTAGTCACCTTGATCTCCCATGAATTTATGGAAGAAATCACGACCTTGAAGCGGACGGATAGCAGCGCGGTTAGCGTCGATAAGAAGTAATTCGTCTGCGTTCAAGTTGTTGTTCAACACGATTTCGAACTCACCAAATTCTGATACGAAGTGGTCAACTTTAACACCACGGCTGTTTTCAGCTTGAGTAATATAAAGCTTGTTGTTATCGAATGCAGAGATCGCACGCTTTTGCTTTGCGCCTACAACGATTTTGTAATCTCCGCCGGAAGCGAATCCGCCTGCTTCGTATATAGACTGAGCAAGGTCGTTGATGTTAGATGCCGCAAGTGCAGCGTTAACAGCATTAACGTTCGTAGCAATCCAGTTACGGATACCTTTCATTTGGCGAATCTGCCCGCTGGTATATCCAACGCCGCCCAAAACGGCCTTCTCCAATTGTAGGGCTAGTTCTAATAATTTTTTCTGCTTTTCGTACTCATATAAGTCAGAGATTCCGTATTGAGTAACGGCTTCTGCGCTTCCGCTGATTTGGATCGCATCATCGAAGATTTGTGTGTTGTTGGACTTTGAAACGCGAGATTTGTAACGAGCAGTTCTAGCGTCAGCACCTTCGCTTCCTTCTACGAACATTACTTCGATCTTAGCTTGGTCAGCAATTGCCGCAGCAGTAGTTCCTCCGTATGCACGAGTAACAGTTAGAGTGTTACTAGATACCGCAGTAACAAGCATTAATTCGTCGGCAACCTTAACAACGTGACCAGCACGGAAAGGAGTTCCGTCAACAACAGGGATCGAAGTAGCTGCGTTAGTTTGAGCGCCAGATACTTTTGATTCATCGTTATAAAGCTCATCTTCATACCATTGATGGCTAGTCTGCGTTACAGCCTGCCCAAATCCAAGTAAGGAAATCATTGGAGTGGTATGTGGATTAAGAAGAAGCACCTCGTCGACAACGCTGAGCTTCTTGCCAATAAGCGAAGCATCATAAATAGGATTTTTAGCCATTTTAAATAGTCCCCCTAATAGTTAATTGAAATTAAAAAGACGCCCGATATTCGGTGCGCCAAGTTTAGTAACCTAATTCACGTTTTAATGCTGCATAAGCAGCCCTATCATCCATTCGTCCAGTACGTTTCGCCTTTTCTGCCGCTTCTTTCAGAAGTTGTTCAGCAGTCTTAGCGGTACTATCCGGAGTCGGATTCGATGAGCCTCCGATTGTCTTCGGCTCTTTCTTAACTTGCTCTGCCAAATATGGCTTTGCTTGTATTAACGCATCCACTACGCCTTTAACCCCTTCGACGGCGCCGTCATCGTCAACTTGGACGGAGGATAAATCTGCGAGTTTGAATGCGTCTTCTAATGCGTCCGCTCTAATCCCAAGTTCTTTTGCAACAAGCTTGAACTCGGATTTGATGAGACGCGCATTAGCTTTAGACAAATTGTCAATTGCTGTTTTTTCTGCTTCTTCTTTTTCCAATTTCAAGCGGTCGATTTCATTCATTTCAGCTTTTTTTCGGTCTTGTTCTGCTTTTTCAAATTGCGATAACTTACTCTTTAAATCATCGTAGTCAGAATATTTTTTCTGAACTCGATCAACTCGTTTTTGAATCAGCATATCAAGTTCGTCTTGCGTCATTTCGACCTTTTTAACACCAGGCTGTTTATCTTCTTTTTCCGGCTTATTGTCGTCAGGTTTAGCTCCGTCATCAGGAGTATTGTCTGGCGTAATATCGGGCTCGCCGCCGTCTGCGAAATGTTGAAGATTCATTTTAAACGTGTTCATTTATACCTCATCCGTTTTAAGGCCGTCGCCTATTAGTTAATCATCCGAAAGTTTAACGCCATTTCGTAAGGCAAGATAAAAAGAAACCGATTACTCGATTCCGTTAGGTAGTCTCGTAGGACTGATTACATGTTTGCAATTTGGATGAAAAATACCACGGCCGGATTTAACCTCGTCAAGCGTAGGGTAATCTCCAGGTGCGTCAAGTGTTAATTTAACGATTTTGCCCTCCCATATACGGCAAGCTTCGTGCTTTGAATAGTTAATGCTAATTCTGCCGTATAGAGCATCACGGGCAATTGCTTCGTTAATGGTGGAATCCAAATGAGCGGTCATCATCTTTGTTCTAACCGCCATATCAACATAAACTTCTGGCTTCCATCTGCGACCTGCAGCATCAATAATGCCGGTTTCTACCGCTGATCCTAATTGCTGGCGTAAACCAGTAAGTATATCGCTAGAAATCGTCCGCCTGCCGTTAATACCCTTCGCCATATTCGCCCGCATACTATCTGCGGTAACTTGTCGCACAGTAGCACGGACTTTACGGCTGACGTTTTGTGTTACGGCGAGCAAATCCGATTGTGTGTCGGCAATTACCGCTTTTACTAACTCACGGTTAAGCTTGTTAAAACTAGCGATACTAACCGCTTCTTCTACAGTCTTGGCGACTCCAAGCGAATATAGCGTATTTGCAACGCCATCTTTTACCGCTGTTGGGATATGCTCGTTAATCCAACTGGAGGACGTTTTATCGAGTTCTTTAAGAATCTCTGCGATAACAAGTAATGCAGCCTGTGCGTTTGCATACGATAAACTACCTATATCCAAGCGCTCTAACTCTCGCAAAATGTCCTGCATAGCTTGCTTGTACGCTGTTACTAGCTTTTCGATACTGTTATCATAGTTAGGCTTCGGAAATTGGCGGTCAGCCATTACTTACCGCCTCCGCCACCATTGTTCGAAAAAATAGACGAGTCAACGAATCCGTTAGCATTCTTTTCATCTTCTTGAATGCGATCGATAATCTCTTGAGCTTGCGTATCGTCCAAGTTATCCATGCGTTTGATAGAAGACTTAACGTCAAGATTCGGCTTACCGCCCAAGCGAATCTGCATGATTTCGGCCTCCTCCTTATCGTTCTTAGGAAGTCCGTCTTTCCAAGTAATTTTCGGATAAACCGCCTCATATGCAGTGAATCCGTCAACGTCTTCATTGGCGTAATTCTCAAGTTCCATCGCAGTCCATAGCGCATCACGAATCGCTCTATCAACTTGTACGCGGATACGCTTAACCTTCGATAGAATCGGCATAAAGCGAGCTTTAATCGCAGCTCCGTCAGTATGCGACGTACCTGTACCGCCTTTTTCTTGTCCGGCCACGGTCGTTCCGAATAACCACTGTGGCGTTTCACTCATCTGGAAGACTAGCGATAATAACAAGTCTAACTCCTTGAATACACCGTCCAATTGTTGCGTTGATAGGAACGTCATATACCCAGGAGTCTGCTCATCTTTAGATACCGGAACGTACTTTCCGCCAAATCTGATTTCGCCATCTGTACCTGTTTGTAAATCCGGACCATACGCAGTCGGATCGCTGTGCTTATGCAAAATATAATCGAGCTGAACGAGTAAATCGTTAATAGCAGCGAGAACACTTTCTATCTTTTGAACACCGCTGATACCTTCCCACGAATCATCCACCGTCTTATATGGCGAGTGAAAGACTAGCAATCGCGGTACTCCGGTTTCTACAATATCGGAATCTTTGCCTGTAGCGACTTTCTCTCCAATAATAAAGCGTTGGATTGGCGCTCCATAGCTATTGTCTACGTCGTAAGGATGTAGGACGAATTTTTCGTATTGGATATATCCAGGAAGGTGTCGTTCAACGTTTAAGAACGGCTTTTCGCCTTCTCCTCGAACATACACCCATTCGACGAAAGCGATATTGATTGCCTTAAATTTCTTCGCATTATCTTTCGATAACTCAGGAAATACATACGAAGGATTTACCGCCTCGATAATCGGTTCCTTTGTAACACCTTTAGGAACGTAACCTATTGCGGAGAAGTCCTGCCGGTAATCAAAGAACGTTTTAAAGAAGCTGTCTCCACGATAACCTCCGCCAATGACAGACTCATGAATCTGCAAGTTCAAGTCGTTTTCTTCAACGATTCGATTTAACGCTTTTTGCTCCGGACTATCCTCCGGTAATCCAGTTTCGTATGTCGGAGGTTCTCCGATTAGCATATCGGCTGGTTTCGTTAACAATACGTCCATAATGTTCACAGCGATGTATAACTTTTTTAACTGCTTGGCATGCGGTGTATCTTTTAACAAATCGCTCGCCCGCTCGTAGATTTCCCATAGATTACCGTCAAACGTTTTACGGCCACGGTAATAACGACTTAATCGCTCTACGTCTTCAGCAGGCGGAAAGATTCCTTCTGTATAAAACTTCTTCCCTTGCTGGAATACTTCGTAATTAACGCCATCCGATTCAATCGATGCTTCACGCAGTCCAGATTTAAACGGATTTAATGCGTTTAATACATCAGGTATACTAGGCATCCAATCGCCTCCTTTCTATAGCCATTGCGGTTTGTTGTGTATTATCTTTTTACGTTTAATTATGTTTTCAACTGCCGTTTGAAGGGCATCTAAAATATCGTCGTTATCTACATTTGGGTATTGTTCAGCCTGCTCCAATAGCCCTGTAAAGCGTTTATCCGCATGAATCACTTTATTAGCGAATAACGGCTCCATTGACTCGATACGTTGCTCCTTCGATGACTTATGCGACTTTACCTCGTTAATACGGGTATAATAAATGCCTTCCCGTCTCATCCGCTCTTTTAACTGTCGGCTGAACTCATGGAAGGCTCCGATTGTTTCAACGCTAAACGTGCTATGTTTATACTTTCGCATCTTATCGATAATCACATCTATTACCTCATGTGGCATTTTCTTCGATGCGTAGACGTCAAGAATGTAGATATAGCCGGTTTTCTCGTCTTTACCGACGGTAATTACTGCATTATAGTCGGACCGTGCGTTCTTACCCATTGCGATGTCCCACGCACCGCTGATCGTCAACTTACTGTAGTCAATCATCGTTGAATCATAGTAAGCCCAATCGTCAGGTACGAAGAACTGCTCCTCTTCGCTGTATGTCTTCAGCAAATACTCCGAATTAAAGGCCCGTAAAGTCATGTTAGCTCTTTCATTCATCAGCGCTTTATATGTCCAGCGCCAAGGCCACGCCATTTGTACGCCGATTTCCATTTCTTCACGGTTAGCTTCGTAAAAGGCATCCGCATCAACCGGTCCCTGCGCCGAATATACTTCGAGATACCGTTGCCATATCTCCGTATTCTCTGGCGGATTAATTACCGCAGGATACTCTACACATTCGAAGTCTTTACGACTGAACACGTAGTTAATTAGACCGCTTGCTGTAACCGGCGTACCGATGACGATAAAGCAGGTTGCACTCGATCCAATAGGCATAAGAACCGAGTCGAACCAGTGTATTAGCTTTTGGCGGGCTTCTTTCGTTCCTTCATTATTGAGTGAGGAGGGATCATCCGTTATACATAGGTCAGGCCTGTACGATCCGTGCCTTTTCCCGCGAAGCTGTTTTCCTGCAGAAGATGCTTCGACTAATGTACCAGAAGTTGTCACAAATGCTTCTTGATTATCCTTTTCGTTCTGATTGGCCCGCTCATGTAACAATGGCCCGAAGTCAGCGATTAATTTGGCGTTGAATTTCAGGTTTTTATTAACAAATTCAATTAACTTTTTCGCCAATCCATCCGTCTCTGATAGAACGAGAATGTATTTACGTTGGCGAAATACGACTTGATGGAGCGGAAATCCGTTACTGAATTTACCGGACTTTGACAATCCCCTTGCAGCCTTAATGCCGAGGCGGGCATTCCGCTTATTGTTAAGAACGTAGTCAATCTTATCGTGAAAGGAGCGGTGTACAGGCGCTATTTGATCGAGGTCTTGCGGTAAATTCTCGCCGTCAGCCTTGATAAGATTGTCTTCGTTAGCAGGATTGCGTATGTCTGATAAGTACTCGTATTCGAAATAGGCGGAATCCACTTCGGCACGATGAATGCGTTTAAGACGCTTCAGCTCACGTTTAATGCCGACTAACTCCTGTAGTTTATCCGCAGTTAATGCGTTAAGATTAGCGGAATACTTAGCAAGATAAGCGTCCATTGTATCGATCATATCCTGGCGCTCTTTGCGGTCTATCCAGTGGTTGTTTACCCAAGCGATAAATAACGTCCTCCTTTCGATAAGATATTGACGATAGTAATATTTTCCTGTACAATGAATGTAACATAACGAGATTACGATACATTCGTTAAACGGGAGGCGGTTACGATGGAAATCGTTCAACCTATACGTGATAAGAAGCAAATTGAAGCGATGAAAGCTGCGTTACATGGTCGGAATAAGCTTTTATTCATCTTCGGAATTAACTCAGCACTACGTATATCTGACGTTCTTAAGCTTAAAGTCGGAGATGTACGCGGTAAGACTTCGTTAACCGTCCGTGAACAGAAAACCGGCAAGTCTAAGACATTTGCTTTCGGATCTAATCTCGTTAAGGCGATTAAAGAGCTGATACCAGCGGATTCCTCCGATACTGACTGGCTATTTCCGTCACGTAAAGGAGATAAAGCGATAACTCGCGTCCAGGCTTATCGCATTCTTAACGATGCTGCCGATAAAGTCGGGTTAAGCGAGATCGGGACGCATACTCTGCGCAAGACTTTCGGCTATCATGCGTATAAGGCCGGTACGGATCTAGCGTTATTACAGTCGATATTTAATCACGCTAGTCAGAACGTTACGCTCCGTTATATTGGCATCATCCAGGACGATATTAATGACGTGTATGTGAGCGTTAATTTGTAGATAGAACGGAAATAACCGCCAAGTGGCTGACACCTCTGGCGGTTTTATTGCGTTTGTGATAACGTTGATATTACGAGTGGTACCGATAAGACAGTCAAACAACGAATAGCAGCGATAAGATACCGCAACGACCTCCGATAAAGTCCAAAGTTTATTTTTACAACGTGCGATCTGTTGTAGCTTGTCGTGGCCGATTGACGCCCCCGCCTTGGGGGTCTGAACGATGGCTAAAACGGTCATGAATATCGAATACATTATGTTGCATAACGAATGTAACACAAGTAAAAAGTGATACATTGACGGAGTGGTATAAACGTTGATATAACGCCATTCTTAATGGGTAAGCACCGTACATATAACGCCACTACTTTATGCACTCGCATCAACCGCTATATATCAACGTTCAGCAATGCGGCCATATCCGATCCACTTGCATAAAAGTTTGCATACTGGCGTCCGTATATTACCTGCAGCAAGTGTATCGGAATATGACCCCCTCCTTATTTCTGAAAGTTTCGAAGGGGTCATGCGCCAGATCCTTCTCGCAGATGTAATTTCATATCTGTATATTAACGTAAAACATCGCTAATCCCGTTCCTTCATTATATAGACGGACAAACTGTCGTATTATACAACGGCACCCTATTCGCTATCATCCGCCAACAGTCGCTTCAACTCTTCTACATCCGGAACCTTACCGCTATCCTTCGTCTCTACCTCGACTTTATCCGTTAACATCTCCGACATAGTTAGCAATAGCTTCGCGCTAGCTGCGTTCTTATCTTCGACACTAGCTCGATACATAGCGTCAACTACATCCGGTATTAACTTACTCACGTTCCTCTTCGTTTGCTTACGTAACTCAGCGTCAAACTCATCGTTATTTAACCAGTTGTATAGCGTAGCTCTAGTAACTCCGCATTCTTGCGCAATCTCTTCCATCGTCTTACCCGTTCTATTCGGTTGAGATAGGAACCCAATCGCTACTAATTGCTCAGGCTTTAACGCCATTATATTCGCCTCCTTTCGTTTGATAAAAGAATAAATAACAAAACATTCCGCTTCGAGCCTAGCGGCTCTCGCGGTACAGTTTATTAAGTACGCCTATGCACTTATTATATTTAATTCGCTAGTTGCCAAGCGTAAGCGAAGGCAGGCTTTGTCACACAAAGACTAAGAAGAAATTTCGCATGCCAAATA